TTGCTTTGCTCATTTTGCTACCTCCTTTCGATATGTAATAGTAATAATTTACTATGTCTAAGTAAATAGTAATTTACTATTATGTGGAATTTTTTACTCGCTTTAGTAACCTTATCTAAGTAGAGAGAAAGGCTGCTCATGGCGAAAAGCATCTTCGGGAAGAATTTCTCATCATTAAGAAATGACCACGATTTGACTCAGACTCAGATTGCAAATGCCATAGGGGTCACCCAGACAACGGTCGCATCATGGGAAACGCGCGGCAAGGAGCCGAAAAACAAGCGGGAGTTCATCGCGATCATGAACAGGCTATTCGGTGTAGTAGAGAGCGATTTGTACGGTGACTCTGATGGCTACTACGCGAAGCTGCACGGACTCGTCGACGCCCCCGCCGGGGCGCTTGCCGCCGCGGCGCCGCGCATGGCGCACGCGCCGATGCTCGGGAAGGTGCACGCGGGAACCGCCGAGGAGCCGGCCGTCGTCGACGACAGCGTGCCCGTGCCCTACGAGGTCTGGGAGCACCACAAGCGCGGCTACTTCCTAGAGGTCGTCGGCACGTGCATGGACAGGGTGTACCCGGAGGGCTGCCTGATATACATCGACCCGGACAGGGAGCCGCAGAGCGGGTCGATAGCGGTCGTGAGCATCGGGGCCGGGGACTTCATCATGAGGCGGCTGTGGCGCGGCGCGAACACGCTGGTGCTGAGCCCCGAGAGCCACGACCCGCAGTGGGAGGACATAGTGGTGCAGGCCGACGGGGCCGACGTGAGGACGTGGGGGACCGTGGTGTGGTTCCAGTCGCGCGAGGAGATGGAGTAGGCGCCGGAGAGCCGAAACGGCAAAGCCGGAAACGAGCGGAGTGATAGCGTGGAGAAGAGTGAGATCGATGAGAGGGCGCTGAGGCTGGTGCGAGGTCCGCATAGCTGAGACGCCGGGAGGAGATCTTTTGCGAGGAAGCTCGCATCAGATCAAGAGGGGACATTGAAGTGGGCAAAATTATCGACGCGTCGTGCATCGAGCCGGACGTCATGAGGCTGATATCGATGAAGAAGAACGTTGACGGGGAGCAGGTCATATTCAGGGCGCCTGCACCCGGCAAGGATATTAACGTTCCGCTGACGGCTCCTGATGAACCGGGGATAAGATTCGTGATGTGCGTAAGAGAGTGCAGAAGAACGACGTCATGCGCCATCAACGCCATCGTATCGAGGAAGACATCGATGCACACGCGGACGCCGACAAAGCAGCTCGTCAGAATCGACCTCGACGCCAATGGCAAGCATCGCAACCCGGGCAATATCATGATATTCGGCCCGCATATCCACGTCTGGTCATCCGAGTATGGCGACAAGATGGCATACCCGCTTGACTCTCAGAGCATCATCCCCATTTCAAGGGATTATGATGTCCCAGACGTGTTCGAGGCGTTCCGGGCGTTCTGCGGGATAACGAACGACATCGTCATAGAGTGGAGCTTGGGGGCGTGACCATGGATGCCAGCAGAGCAGAGAGAATCATGGACGGATACGTCTCGTGGTGGAGAAGTAAGATTTCCATCTGCCAGGAAGATGGGTGCGTGCGCATCTTGTGCCCGATGCTCGACCGCCACAACGACTTCATGAGCATCTACATGATCGACGACCAGGGTGACAACGGTGGCGTGATCATCACGGACCTCGGGGAGACGATCGGCGACCTGGCATCAAGCGGATGCGACGTGATGAGCGAATCGCGCCGCCCAAAACTCGAGAGGACCATTGCGGGATTCGGGACGAGCCTCAAGGATGGGGAGCTGTTCATTCGAACCAGCGAGTCTGCGCTCTTCGAGTCAATCAACATGCTGATGCAGACAATGGCCTCGGTCGATGATCTCTACTACACGGTCAGGGACACGAGCAGACACTATATCATCGATGAGATTGCCAGCTGGCTCGACGAGCTGGACATCAGGTACACGCAAGACATCAAGATCACGGGACGGTCGGGATTCGAGACGAAATTCGACTTCCTCATCTCTGGCTCTAGGGTCAGGGAGATTCCCGAGCGCTACATCAAGGCGATCAACTCGCCGACTCAAAGCGGGGTATCGAACGCGCTGTTCGGATGGGAAGACATCAGCAGATCCCGGTCGAACTCGCAATCATTCCTCTTTATGAACTCTTCTGGATCAAGCGATGGCAGAATCGACGCTTCGCTTGTCGAGGCATGCGAGAACTATGGCGTCGTGCCCGTCGCATGGAACAAGGGTGCGGACGACCATATCAGGGAGCAGCTGGCCGCATAACAGGAAAGAGGCGAACCACAGGCGAGTGACATTTTACCGAGGCCGGCGAAATGACCACATCAGCAGGCGGCGTTCCGTTTCGTGGCGGCGCGCCCGCCTTGGAGGTGGCAAGCCATGACGACCAAGAACTACACGTACTCGATGAAGGTCGTCGATTTCATCGTTGACCGCATAAGGGAGAACCCCAACAGCCCTGGGCTGGCTCTTTCGCCGGACGGCAAGCCAGCGGGAAGGAGGGGCGGCATGAGGTCCGCGCAGCCGAGACACCGGGAGGAGAGATGGAATGTGAACACTCTGCAGCTCGCGTTGCAGTCAACAAAAAACCATTTGACACGCTCCACGCGCATAGGATAACGTTCCATCCGACAGAAACTATTTCCCGTAGTCCCTGTCGTCCCTAATATGCCCCGTGGCGAGAAGCACCGCACTATCAGCGGAACGCGTAAGCCCGGGGCTTTTTGTTTCTTCTGATTCGGAGGTCCTCATGACGAAAACCGCGATATTGGTCGATGGCGGCTACTACCTGAAAAGGGCGCACGCGCTCTGGGGAGAAAAAGACCCGGCTGACAGGGCAGACGAGCTCCAGAAATACGTCTTCAAACACCTGGACAAGCACGACGGCCCCGCGACAAGAAGCCTGTACCGGGTTTTCTACTATGACTGCCCGCCGATAGACGGTACCGTGTTCCATCCCTTGAGGGGAAACGTGAACATGGCGAAGGAGCCTATGTACACGTGGCAGAGCGAGTTTCTCGAGCAGCTCAAGAGAAAGCGGAAGTTCGCATTGCGGATGGGGTCGATATCGAAAGCAGGCCGTTCCTTCGCGCTCACGAGCAAGGCTACAAAGAAGCTCTGCGCGAAGAAGATCTCCGTTGACGACCTCTCGGCGAGCGATTTCCATCCGACGTGGACGCAGAAGGGCGTTGACATGAAGCTCGGACTCGACATCGCCTCGCTCGCGTATGGCGGAATCGTGTCGCAGATCATCCTCATCTCAGGAGACAGCGACTTCGTCCCTGCAGCAAAGACCGCCAGGCGCATGGGGATAGACTTCATCCTCGACCCGATGGGACGTGATGTGAGCGCCGAGCTTTTCGAGCATATCGATGGAATGGAATCGTTCGTCAAGACAGAAACGAAGAAGAGGGATTCTTAGGAGGATCTCCACACGGTCAGAAGCGAATGGGCAAAGCCGCAGGCGATGGCCATCTTGCCGAGGTTGGCGGAATTGCCACATCGGGAGCGTGTGAATCATACCATGACCATGCCGCTCCGCCTGACCGGACGAAGCGCCGCAACCGCGGCATCGGGAGGAGAATGGAGGGGCTGGCCATGAGGTCTCAGCTCGGAACGGTGTACCCGGACGGCGAGGGCCGCTGGCGCGTGCAGGTCACGGGTCCGGTGAACCCGACGACTGGCAAGCCGATCAGGAAATCGAAGACGGTCCGCGGGAGCAGGCGCGAGGCAGAGCGGGTGAAGGTCGCGATGCTCGCGGAGATGGGCCGCACGGATGCGGCGCGCGGCAAGATGACGCTCGACGGGTTCTGGGAGGACGTCTACCTGCCGTCATGCGAGTCGAGGCTCGCGCCGACGACCGTGCAGGGGTACGTGAGCCATTACGACACGCACGTCATGCGGGCGCTCGGTGGCTACGAGCTCGAGCGGATCACCCCGGCCGTCGTGTCGGCATGGCTCGACGGGATAGAAGGCGACGCGCGCAAGTTCGAGGCGTGGAAGATCCTCAGGCAGGTCCTGTCATCCGCCGTCAGGCGCGACCTGATCGACTCGAACCCCTGCAAGCGGATACGACCGCCGAAGAAGCGCAAGAAGCCCATGGAGGTGCTGGACGCCGAGGACGCACAGGTGTACCTGTGGCACTACGAGCACACTCCCCTCGGGCCGCTCGTCATGGTGGCGATAGGATGCGGCCTGACGCGCTCCGAGCTGTGCGGGCTTGACTGGGGAGACGTGCGCGGCCAGGCGGTCACGGTCGACAACGCCGTGACGACGGTCCACGGGAGGGCCTCTGACGGGGCGACGAAGAACGCCTACAGGACGCGCACCGCCTACCTCCCCGCCCCGATAGCGGAAAGGCTCGAGAGGCTGCGCCGCGCCGACTCCGAGCCGCTGTGCGCGGACTCGAGGGGCAACAGGATGAACCCCGACAACGTGTCGAAGCTCTACAGGAGGCTGCAGGACGGGCTCCCGGACGGGTGCGCGCGCGTTTGCCTGAAGAACCTCCGGCACACGTCGCTGACGCTCGCGGTCGAGTCCGGCGCGGACGTGTACGCCGTGGCGCGCCAGGCTGGCCACGCGTCGGTGAACACGACGACGGCGTTCTACCTGAAGCCCGACGACAGGCTCCAGAAGTCGGTAGCCGAGTCGATGGGGAACATGTTCTGAGCACGCACGGCGCGTGCGATTGCGTGGAACCGCACGAAATCGCACGCGCCGGTTTCATGGGAAAATAAAAAAAGGCCACGGCATAAAGCCGTGGCCTGCTGTTTCTCTGGTGGACCGTCAGGGGTTCGAACCCTGGACCTTGGGATTAAGAGAGCGTCCGGAACAGTCGGGGTCAAACGCGAAAGCGCCTCTATCTGCAGTTCTTAGAGCAGCTAGAGCGTCTGCGAATGCACACGAGGCGCCGGGAACGCACGAAATCGCACGCGCACCCGGCGGCCGCGCGCGCCTGCGGCGCGCCTCCGACCGCCTCGACGAACTCGCCCCACGTGTGGCCCATCTGCGCGAAGAAGGCGATGGGGGTCCTGGTGGTCGGACCCGCCCCAGACGTCGGATGCGTACTTGTGGCTCACCATCCGCTCGGTGCCCCAGCCGTGCTTGTCCAGGACGGTCCTTGCCGCCTCGACGGCATACGACCACGCGGCCGGGTAGCCCGCCGGGTCGGTCGGCACGCATATCTCGAGCCCAATGCTCTTGTAGCTGCCGTGACCACAGTGCCACGCCTTGCGGTCGTCAGGGACGGCGTGGACGAGGTGCCCGCGCCAGTCGACTGCGTAGTTGACCTGGTAATCGAAGGTTGGGACTCATCACGTTTACGCAGGTAAAACACGGTATGCGTTCACATGCCGTTCACACCAGCAGGTGCTTATCGTCTGGCCTTCTTTAGTGCTTCCGCGCCCGTCCGCGTGACAACTCGTGACAGCGTCGTCTCCCGATGAGAGAGAAGAGGTTGCAACACCGTCCGCGAAGCGGACGTGGCATGGACAATGCTACGCGCGGTGTCACGCCCCGCCCCGTGCTAGCAGAAGAGCTTCGTCCACGTGTTGCGGCCAGCGATGCCGTCGTCGCTGAGCCCGACGCTGCGTTGGAAGCCGCGCACCGCCTCGTGCGTCGCGTCGCCGAAGTCGCCATCCAAGACGAGCCCGAAGCCGTGGCAGATGAGGCATGCCTGCAGGAGCTTGGTGAGCTCGCCTTTGGCGCCCTTGCGAACGTTGACGCAAGCACCTTCGGTCTTGGGCCCCCATGCGCCATCTTCTACCAACCCCTTGTGGAACTGCACGTTGAGCTCGTGCTGCAGTTTTCGAATGAGATGGCTCTCGGTATCTGGTCCGTACAGGTTGTCCACCGTGCAGCCGAGCCAGCGCTGCACCTCGCGGATGGAGGCATCGCTCGTCTGTTTAGATTGACCGGCGGATTCCGCCTTGTCGAGCTCGGACATGGTGATCGGCCCTGCGATGCCGTCGTCGGCTATGCCACGGGAGCGCTGGAAGGCCCTGACGGCATCGCGCGTCCTGTTGCCGAATATCTCATCGGCAGCGCCGCAAGACCAGCCCAGCGCGTTCAGGCGCTCTTGCAGGCGCTTCACCGCATCGCCACGGTCGCCCTTGCGGAGCAGACCGTCGCTGCGCTGAGCTGTGCTCTTCCCGCCGTTCTCGTGCTTCGGCGTGTAGGCGGAGCCCATCGCGCGGTTGACGTCTTCCTTGAACTGCTGCCAGCTCTTGCCGTATTCGCGGAAGTAGTCGATGGGGTCGGTGTGGTCGGTGCCGCCCCACATGCGCCGCGCGTCGTCGTGGCTGATGAGCCTGTCCATGCCCCAGCCGCGCTTGCCGAGGTACCATGCGGCGAACTCGACTGCGGTGCCGTAGGCCCGCTCGAAGTCGTCTCCGTTTGTCGCGTGGCAGATCTCGAGGTTCACGCACCTGCTGTTCCCGTTGCCGACCGCCCAGGCCTTGCGGTCGTCGGGCACGCAGTGGTACACATCGCCCGTCCAGTCGCACACGTACTGAACCGCGTACTGCCATGTGCCGCTGCCGTACAGGTCGCGGTGGTTCCTGGCGGTCGCGCCGGGGTTCGACGTCTCGTGTATCGCGAGGTAGGACGGGGAGCAGTACCCGTGGCCCTGGTTGACGATGCTCTCGACCAGCCTCATTCGACATCGCCTCGATCAGCCATCGCGTCCACAGCCGCCTTCGCGGCCTCGTGGTCTGCGGCGGGACCCTCCTCCAGCTCGGCCTCAGGCGGAGCCTCGCGCGGGTCGGATACCATGTGGTACGCCTCGTCGATTTCGATTTCCATGCCTAGTCCTCCTTCGATTTGATGTCGTCCAGGACCTTCTGCGCCTGGTTCGCCGCGTCCGTGAAGTTGTGGTTCTTCCAGACGCCCCATGCGAGCGCCGCGAGTGCCGCGGCGATGCTCACGACCGTCGTGACCAGACCAGCGTCGAGCGACACCCCGAAGAGCGACGCGACGTAGACGACGATGACGACGACTGCGCTCACGACCGATTTGGTGCGGTTCATCTCCCATCCTCCTTTCCATGGTGCTCCAGGTACACGTCAACGTCCTCGCCCAGCAGCGAGTCCATGTAGTACTTCGTCTGGTGGTTTCCACCGGCCGCCCTGTAGAGCTGGTATGCCTGCAGCTTCTCCTCCGTCGAGAAGTGCTCGTCGTAGACCGCCATGCGGTAGAGGATCATGTCCCTCGAGCGCTCCTCCCTCTCGCGCCTCGCGCGGTAGGCGAGCGATTCCGACGCCCTCTTCCTGAGCGATCCCGCGAGCGCCGTGATGGCGGCGATGATCAGCGCGGACATGATCCCCAGGACGAAGTTGTCTAGCTCGGCGTTGCCGGTCATCAACCTGCTGCCGCCGCATCTCCCGCGGGCTCGGGGTTCGCCTCTGCGATGACGTTCGAGGTTATGTATGCGTAGTAGTCCGTGACGCCCTCCTTACCTAATTCCCACTACTGCAGTTCTGGGGTGCTGTACGTGTCTGTATATGCGAACCCGGCACCGTTTAATGCCCAGTTACCGCTTCTCACATCGGTGACATGTCCAACGCAGTCCTTCCGCTACTTCTTCAGCGGGTACACGCCCGTCGCGCACACATCTCCCCCAGTGTTGCCGTAGTCGTAAAGCCACACTTCGCCGTCCGAGCCGACCCACATGGCCCCGACGTTGTTCGAATACTTGATGGCTCCCGGGTACCAGCAGCCGTACTTTGGGCGGTACGCATCGGGCAGCAGTTTGGGCACCTTCCACCCGCTGCTGTTCAATCCGTTGACGTAATGGCACCGCACCCACACGTATCCCCCGTGCACCTCGTACCACACGCCGTTGTCGCCACCGTAGTCGTACAGCAGGGTTCTCCCGACATCCACGATGTTGCGGGCCACCGCGGCCGAATCGGACTTGCGGCCGTTGACGGTGATGCTTGAACCGGAGTAGCTAACGCTACCGTGGATGGCCACCTCGGTAGCGACTATCATTGCCTTGCCCTTGCCGTTCGAGTACGAGTACCCGACGCCTTGGTCGCTGCCGCTCTTTATGCCCTCTATGTCCTGCAAGTACGCGCCGTTTTTGCCTCCGATGGCTATCTGGTTCGAGGTCTTGTCGAGGGTGACCATCCCCGTGCCGCCGCACATGTTCACGGCAGACGTCTGCCCGCCGAGGTCTATGCTGTCCCCGTCGAAGCTCGCGATTGCCGTTCCCGCTTTCGGCGTTGAGCCGCTCCACGTCACGGGCACCACGTCGAACGAGCCTGCGGCGTTCACCAGGGCGCCGACCGACTTGCCCGTCTTGCACACGAGAACGCCGTCGGAGTACTGCCTGATGAGCGTTGTCAGGCCGTCTGCCGTGGACTTGGCGGTGTTGGCGGTGGTGACGGCGCTGGAAGCGTCCGTCTTGGCCTTCGAAGCGTCGGTGGCGGCGGTGCTGGCCGTGGTTTTCGCCGTGCTCGCATCCTGGATGGCGGTGGTCACGTCGGTTGCCGTCTGGTTCACTTTCGTTGCCAGCGCGTTGGTCTTCTGCGTGCCGTCCGGAGCCGTGTAGGTCGTGCCCCCTGAGACAGCGCTGGTGATGGAGTCCGACAGCTGGGTGATTTTGCTCGTGTGGCTCGCCACTACCTTGTCGGTCTCCGCGCGGGCCTTGACCTCCGATTCGATGCTGTCGTTGGCGAGCTCGAGCGACGACTTCGTCGCGTAGGTGTCAGCCACGGTGCTCTTGTAGTCGTCGAGGTCGGACTGCACATCGGCAGCCGCCTTGCCCGCCGTGCTCGCGTTCGTCTTCGCCGTGGCCGCGTCGCTCGCCGCCGTTGCCGCTGTGGACTTGGCCGTGCTCGCGTTGCTGTTTGCCGTCGCGATGCGCTGGTCCGCGTCGCTCTGGTAGGCCGAGAAGGTTTCGGCCTTGGTGTAGGTCTTGCTCACGTCGAGCGAGATGCTGTCGGCCTGCGCCTGGATCGCGGCGTTGCGGTTCGTGACTTCCTGGGAAATCTGCCCGTCCGTGTAGCTCGTGGCCGTTGTGAGCGAATCGCTGATTTTGCCGGACAGTTCCTCGTCGGTGGACTTCAACTCCGATTTTGTGGCGTAGTCCGTCTTGATGGTATGGACTTCTTTGAGCGCCTTGGTCACGTCGGAATCCTTGACCTGCACCCACGCCGTGCCGCTCCAACGGTACGAGTAGCCCGTATCCACGTCCATGTAGAGGTCCCCCGCGTGCTGCTTTTTCAGCGCGTCGGTAGCCCAGTCTTTCGCGGGAGCGTTGGAGGTCGTGGGAGCGCCCTTGAGGTACCAGCTCTCTATGGCGTTGTTGGCGATGTTGGACAGCTCGCCCAGCTTCTTGTCGGTGGACGTTTTGTACGTGTCGAGGTCCGATTGCGCGTCGGTGCCCGCCTTCTTCGCGTCCGCCACGGCCGCGTCGTTGGTCGACTTGTAGCTCGAAAGCTGATTCTGGGCGGTGGTGCCCGCGCTCTTCGCGTCCGCCACGGCCCTGTCGTTGGCCGCCTTGTAGGTGTCGATGGTGCTCTGGGCGTCGTTCGCCGCCGTCTGCGCCTTCGAGAGCGCGGTGTCGTTGCTCGCGCGGTAGTCCGTGAAGGCGCTGTAGTTGCTCGTCATCGTGGAGCTCAGCTGGTTTACCGCCTGCGAGAGCTCGGTCTTCTCGGCGTAGGTCTTGGAGACGTCGGACGATTTCGCGTAGTCAGCCGCGAGCGTCTTGGCGATTGCCCCGGTCTTCTCGTCGACCTCGAACTTGGTAGAGTAGGTTGCCGCCGCCGTGGCCTTGAAGCTGGCCACGTCTGACCTGACGGCCTCTATCTGCTCGCCGTGCGCGTCCGCGTCGGCACGCACCTCGGCAACCACGTCGCGGATTTCGACCGATATGGCCGCACATGGCTCCGAAACGTTGTGCGCAGTGGTGCCGTCGGCGAGGCAGCAGTCGTCCTCGGCCGTCGCCGCGACGGAGACGGTCGCGCCTGCCTCCACCCCTCCGACCGTGACCGACCCGGCAGAGGACAGCTTGGCGACTTCCTCGCCGTCCACGAGGATGGTCACGTGGTCGAAGTCCGCGGGCACCTCCCCGTCGAGCGTGCCGTCCCACGACACGTGCAGGCTCCCGTCGCCCGACCACGCCGAGACGCCGCTCGGAACCGGTGGCGCGGTCGTGTCGCCAACGTGCGTCGCGACCGTCCGGTCGCCTGTCGCAGGGCCGATGACCGTCCGCGTCCCGTCGGCGTTGTCGTAGGAGACCGACCCGGACGGGCGCGTGTCGAGGGAGCGCGCCGCGTCGCTTGCCGACCCCGCCACGCGTGCCACCTTCTCGATCGGGGACATGAGCCCCTGCAGCTTCCTGTGGATCATCTATCTCCTCCCGTACCAGGGGTTTGGCATCGCGTCGAACGTGAGCTTGACGGTGCTCGTCTGGTCGCCCGACATCTCCATGAGCCGGAGGTCGTAGGTCCCGTCGGGGAACGACGGGTGTCCGCGGACGGTCACGGAGACCGACTCGCCGGGCCAGATGCGGCCGAGCCTCGGCGCGAAGGGGTCCAGGGCGTCGATGGTGCCCGTGAGCTGGCACACCGGCTCCTTGACGAGCGCGAGGCGCGCGTCCGCGTGCCGCGCCACGAGACCGGCGTTTGTCCAGGAGCTGTCGCTGACGGTGTCCTCGGCGAGCGGCCACGGGTCGCGCTGCTCGAGCAGGGACCGGTCCTCGGACAGGTGGCAGAGCTGCCCCCTGTCCTGCCCCGCACCGGTCGCGTAGACCCGCTCGCGCGGCTTCTCGTAGGCGATCTCCAGGCCGTCGAGCGTGCCGCCGCCGGGGAACGCCGTCAGCGAGTGCGCCTCGGCCTGGGGGAGGAACCTGTCGGCGTCGCTGCCCGCCACGAACCTCACGCGCACGTGCGTCGCGTCGGCTCGGTACGGGCGGAACTGCGCGTCGATCCCGTCGGAGACGTTCGTCAGCTCCTCGAGCAGCTTCGAGTACGAGTTGTTGGATGCGTTGTGGCCGTAGTAGGTGCGCTGGTGGCCGCCGCGCTCACCGGTGTAGGACCAGTCTATGGGCAGCGTGCCGCCTGGCTTGCGGTCGGTGCACCACACCCCCATGTCGGATGCTATCCCGCGCAGGCTCCACCCGTCGTAGAACGCGTCTGCGGTCGTGACGCTGGCGAGCTCGCCCGGCTGCTCGCCCTCCGCGTCGTAGTCGGCGTCCTCGGCCCACATCCTGCCCGTCCCGAACGTGCCCTCGTAGCAGAACAAGCGCTCCGAGAGCAGCTCGAGCACGCTCTGGATGTCGAACGAGGTGTCCTCCCACGTGTCCTTGCGGTCGCCGATCGCGCCGAAGAGGATCGGGTACTCGACGCCGTCGGGGTCTGCCCACATCACGGCGAGCGCCCGCCTGCCCGACGCGAGCATGTCCTCGCGCCCCTCGGGCGTGCCAGCGGGCACGGCGGACCACGGCAGCGTGATCCCCGAGAGGTCGTCCTCACCCACTCCCTTGTCCTTGACCGTCGAGAACGACGAGTCGGACACGCTCAGCGACCACGAGAACCTCGGGATGTCGATTGGGGCAATCAGCGTCCCCGTCATCGTGTCGGCAAGGTAGCATCTCCACATGCTAGTCGACCGTTCCCATGTCAATCACGACGAGCCTCTGACCTGGCCAGTCTCCGTATGGGCCATTGCCGGAAAGCCAGATGTCGGACACTGGTTTAGTACCCGAACCCCACAATGCGGCAGAGAACGTGTGGCTTCCTGCTGGGAGTTCGATAATGTCCGAGAAATACGGAGTGACTGGGGATTCCGGGAAGCAGACGAACCTGTACTCCCGCTTGACTGCACCGTCTACCCTGTAGTCAATATATCCAGAGCCGTCCCAGTCGTGGGTAGCCATGTTGTACGCCCAGACGCTTGCGGTGAGGGATACCTGGACGAGCCTCTTGGTGGGCAGGTTGACGGTTCCGCTCGCGTAGATGAACGCACCGCCTCGCTTCACGTGCCTCTCGCTGTTGTATCTCTTGTCGAGGAGAACGCCCTTGGACGCGCCGGATATGATCGCGTAGTCGACGCCGGACGTGGCGACAGCGCCGGAGGTCGTCGCCGCGCCGGCGCCCATGCGGAAGGCTCCGAGCCTCACCGCGTACGTCGGGATGTCCGGCTCGACCGGCGACGCCGACGGCGTCCCCTGCGTCACCCCGAGGGTCACGAGGTTGTCGGAGTCGCCCTGCGATGCGTCGTGCGCCGTGATCCACACCACGTCGATGCGCGGGTTCCCGCCCTCGTTCGACTTGACCTCCGGGGTGTCCCCGCCCGGGAAGTACGCCTCGGTGTACCCGTCGCCGTCGCCCTTCGAGCAGATCGCCATCCCCTCCGCAACGTGGTAGACGAGCCTGGACGTCCCCTTGACCGCGAGGCCGCCGACCACGCCGGTGTTCGCCCATTTGTACCTGAGCATGTGCCGGATGTCGGTGTCGGAGGTCCCGACGCCGTTTGCCTGGCGCACGCCGAATGCTACTGACATGTGCTCCTCCTGTTCAGATGTAGGTGTCGCGCGAGACTACCTCGACGGTCCCCGTCCCCCTCGCGTGGAGCGAGAGCGTGAGCGTCCCGCCGGGCGGAACCGTCGGGAAACCGCGCGACGCGAGGCTCCTCGAGGTGTCCACGCCGTTGACGCTTGCCGTCTCGGTGAGCGAGTCGAAGGTCACCGGCGCGGTGACGGGCAGCGAGTAGGCGATCTGGCGCCCCGTGCCGTTGTCTGTGATAACGAGCCCATCCATGTCGCCCTCCGCGACGATGCGCGGGTAGGCGGTCGCGGTCCCCCTGTTCTCGACGGTGCAGACGTTGCGGATGTCGTCGCCGCCCGCGCCGTAGGCCAGTGGGATGAGCAGCCCGCCGCCGTCCGACCACTGCAGGCCGTCGGTGTCGGACGCGTACGGCGACATGTAGGCCCCGTGCGCAGCCGTCGAGAGCCTTCGCGGGTCGGGGCACACGACGGTGAGGGTGCCCACCATCGAGTTCTCGTGGCGCGCCGCCTCGAACTCGCACTCGGCATAGCCCTCGACGTAGGTGTCCGACGCGCCGTCTACGACCCTCAGTCGCACGATGCGCCCCATGGCAGACGACACGAGGCCGGTGAGCGCGAGCACGCGGTCCCTGGACCCCGCGAGCGCGAACAGGTGGACCGTCACGGTGCGCGCCGAGTACAGCACGCGGCTCCCGTCCACGGCGTGGGCCCCGTCGCCGCCCCCGCGCTCCGTCATGCTCACCTTGCCGTCCGGCGACGACCACCACCCCTCGATCCCGTCTGAGGCGAGGTGGATCGCGTCTGCCCCGGTCGCCGCCCCGTGCATGCGCACGGACGTGCCGCCGTAGGAGAGCTCGGCGAATACTGCCATCTACATCACCCTCTGCGCCGCTGCCATCGCCGCGCGGCCGAGGATGGCCGATGCGGCGTACAGGTCCTGGTCGCTTCTGACGATCCTGACGTTCTGGTTGACGGTCACGCCGCCCCCGCCGCTCTCCTCGCGCACGATCGATCGGAGCATGCGCTCGGGCGAGATGAGCTCCGGGTTGCCGCGGCCCGCGTCTCCGACGCCGACGACCGTCGGCCTGTCCGCGACGCCGCCCCTGGCGTACCAGTTGACGCCGACGGTCGGCGTCTGGCCGGACTGGGCGTCGAACTTGCCCGTCATGTAGAAGTGGGGCAGCGGCCCGACCGTGATGTCGATCTGGAAGCGCTGGCCGACCGCGGACTTGATCTGGTCCGTCGCGGACTGCACCGCCGACGACGCGGACGCTGCCTGGGACGACAGCAGCGAGCACGCGGCGACTGCCATCGCGCCCATGGCGGCGAACGCCGCACCGGTGCCCGAGAGCGTCCCGGACAGGTTGCCGAACGCCCCGCCGACGCTGTCGGAGACTCCCGGCAGCTCGGAGAGGGTGTTCCTGGCGGAGATGCTCGCGCCCTCGAAGCTCTGCATCGGCCCGACCGCGCCGCCCATCGCGAAGCCGAACGCCCCGACGCCGGCGGCGGCTCCCGCCATCGCTATGGCCATGGCGCCGACGCCGACCGACGCGGCGGCCGACGAGACGGACATCGCCGCGGTCGCGGCGGCGATGACCACGAGCGCGGGCGCGAGCACGGCCGCACCGGAGGCCGACGTCGTGATGCCGGCCCCGAAGAGCAGCATCCCGACGGCCACCACCATGACGCCGGCCCCGAGGACCGCGACGCCAGCCCCCAGCAGGCCGACGCCCACGGCCAGCAGCGCGACGCCGACGGCGGCGATGGACGCCCCGACGGCGAGCACGGCGAGCCCCGCGGACGCGACCACGAGGCCAGCTGCCGCGACGACGAGGCCGATGCCGATCACGGCGAGGGCGCCGCCGAGCATCAGGAACGACGCGGCCGCCATCCCGCCGAGCACCACGATTGCGGGGAGCGCGGACGAGAGCATGAGCACCCCCGCGCCGGCTGCGCATGCCGACGCCGACGAGGGCAACGGCCGCCCCGAAGGCGACGAACCCGACGGCCCCGGCCGTGAGGGCCGGGCCGAGGGCTCTGGCGCCGACGGCGAGGAGCGCGACCGAGACCGCCATCCCGGCGAGCGTTGCGATGGCGAGCGGGCCAGCCGCGGCGACGGTCGCCGCCGCCTGCGAGAGTATCCACATGCCCGCGCAGGCCAGCGCGATGCCGGCGCCGAGCGCGACGACGGCGACGGCCGACGCGAGGATCTGCGGCGCCGACGCCGCCGATGCCGCCCCCGCCGCCTTCTCGCCCGCGGCGGTCGCGGCGAGCGAAGCCCCGGCGGCCGCCCCCTTGCCGACGATCGTCGTGATCGACTGGCCGACGCTCTTCAGGCCCCGCGCGAAGGCAGACACCGTCGAGCCGACCCTGACGGCCGTGGAGATGGACTTGAACGCGATTCCCGCGGCGATGGCGGGCGGCGCCACGGCCCTCAGCACGCCGATGGCGGTAGAGACGCCGGCCTTGATGTCGTCCATGTGGGCCACGACGTCCTGCGCCGCGCCGTCGATCCACCCGGTGACGCTCGTGGTCAGCTGCTCGATGTCGCCGCTCGACGCGAGCGAGTCGAAGATGGTCTGGCCGGCCTTCTCGACCGACGCCTCCACCTGCTGCATCGCGGCCCTCACGGTGTCCGACGAGCTCGCGGCGGCCACGGCGAAGTCCGTGAAGCCGATGTTGACGAGCGCCTGGTTGAACTCGTCGGACGTGACCTGCCCCTTCTCGAGGGCCTTGTTGAAGTCGCCCTGGTACGCGCCCATCCTGTGCAGCTCGTCCTTGATCGCCTTTGAGGCGCCCGGCATGTCCTGCGCGAACACCTTCCAGTCGGCGTAGCTCACCTTGCCCGCCGCGGTCATCTGGACGAGCTGCTGCGCCGCGAGGCCGAAGCTCTGCGCCGTGCCGCCGGACGCCGCGTTGATGTTGCCGAGCGCCTGCGTGACCTGGTCGAAGTTCTCGACGCCGTTGGCGCCGAGCTGCGCGGCCGTGTTCATGATGTCGTGCAGGTCGTAGACGGACGCGTCGGCGTACGCCTGCATGTCGGCCTTCGCCTGCGCGATGCGCCCGCCGTCGTAGCCCGCGAAGCTCATCGTCTTCTCGAAGGTCTTCAGCTCGTCGCTCGCCGCGATGCCGCTCTTCACGATCATGCCGGCGCCCGCCGCGATTCCGCCGGCGAGCGCCGCGCCGGCGGCCTTGCCGATGGGCGCCATCTTGGCGCTCACCTGGCTGTCGAGGTTGACGATGCCGCCGAGGATGCCCGCCGCGAGCGCCCGGCCCCCTCCTCCGCCGGCGGCCGCGGCGGACTTCGAGATGGCGCCGGAGAGCGACGACAGGGACCGGTTGACGGCCCTGCCCGCCCCCGAGGCGAGCTGCTGCCCGACCTTGCCACCGGCCTTCGTGCCGTCGACCCCGTTGAGCTGCTCGCTTATCGCCCTGATCCCGCCCTTGAAGGTCGGGACGATCGTGATGAAAGCCGATCCGATGTTCGTGCCGGCCACGTTCGCCTCCTATCCAGTCGACTCGGGCGCTATCCCGAGGCTGCGCGCTATCTCGTCCTTGTGCGCGAGCGACTCGCGCGCCGCCTCACGGCGCCGCTCGGCCTCCCAGGGGAGCTCGATCGGCTGCGGGTAGCGGACCTTCTTCCGCGCGTCCTCGGTCTGCATCCAGGCGAGCACGCGCAGCGAGTGCTCGCAGAGCCTCAGGATGCGCGTCGCGTCGTCCCACTCGAGATCGGGCCTCATCCTGCGCGCCGTCCGCGACTCGCGCGGCAGCGCGGTCCACAGCAGCGCGAGCCTGCGGGGGTCGCCGTCGTACTCGGCGGGGTCGGGCGGGAGCGCGACCCCGTAGAACTGCTGGAAGTCGGCGACCGTGTCGGCCGGGTGGGCGAGCCAGCAGCGCACCGCCGACGCTAGTTTTTTGCGCCCACCTGCTCCGCGGCCGCCGAGAGGAAGGCGTTGAAGGCCTCGAACGACGCGCCGTACTCGCCGACCCCGCCGTCCGGCTCGGGGAGAACGTCGATGTACTCGTCGAGCCTCCCGCAGCAGATCGCGTCCATTGCGTCGTAGCTCGCCTTCATGTCGCTCTCGGCGTTCACGAGCGCGCGGTTGACCTTCATCGAGGTCAGCGCGGCCCTGTCGACCTGGTAGTCGCGCCCCATGTAGGAGACGGTGGTCTCGCTCTTCTGCTTCGCCATGCGCGCCCCCTACGCCTTCGTCGTCTCGGTCGACTGGATGTAGTCGCGGCACGTGTCGCCGTCGAGCTCGTCCGAGGACAGGTACTTGATCGTGAGCTGCCGGCTCGCGAGCTCGGACGCCGCGATCTTCAGGCTGTCGAGCTCGCTGGACTTTCCGAGCGGGACGACCTTGCGCCATTTTCGGTTGTCCTTGAGCAGCAGCTCGAGGGCGTAGACGAATGTGGGGTGGCTGTTGCCGTTGTGGCGCACCGTGATCATCCCGTCCTTGTCGGAGACGTTCTCGTCGCCGTACATCGCGGCGAGCGTCTGCGCCTTGATCTCGGCGAGGGTCACGGCCGCGCTCTCGACGCGCTTGGAGGTCGTCTCGTCCATGACGTCGCCGTTGATGTCCGTGAGCTCGTCGGAGTCCTCGTCGACGGACTCCTCGTAGCCGTCGGAGCTGATGAACCCGAGACACTTGTACGCCGGCGGGAGCGGCGTCGAGTAGTCCGACGGCAGTTCCGTGCCGACGGGCGCGATGAAGAAGTAGCCGCCCTTCACCCCGCGCGCGGCGGAGACGTTGGCGGTGTTGTTGGCGTTTGCTGCAGCCATTTCCTAGCCTTTCTCTTGGTATGTCACTTGCAGACGGTCAGCTCGTAGGTCGCCTGGTAGCGCGGGAGGCCGTCCTCGCTCGCGAAGTAGTAGAGCGTGTCGCGCTCGACGGCCATGAGCCACGGCTCGTCCATGCCGAGGACCGCGTCCTCGGCCTCGGCGGCGAGCTCGGACGCCTCGTGGCGCGTCGCTGCCCACGACTGGACCGCGACGGCGGCCGTCTCGATGTAGCCGCTGCCCGACACGGACCGCCCCGTCAGCTCGACGGTGCAGAAGCGCGCCGGGCGCCTGGCGGGCACGTCGGCGCCGGCCCTTATGCCCGCGCCGCAGATCGCGGCGATGACCGCCGCCTCGACGTCAACCCTCATGGCCTCGCGTTCCTCCTCGCCTTCTCAAGGCTGTTGTGCTTGGCGTTGGACCGGCGCGACACGACGTCGGTGGTCCCGACGAGCGCCCTGACCCTGTCGCCGCGCACCACGACCTTCGCCCTGTACTTGGCCCTGCCGCTCTCCGACAGGCCCTCGGCTATGCCGACGGCGGACTCCGCCGCGGACGAGACGAGCCCGCGGACCGCCCCGCACGAGAGCACCTCGCGGATCCCGCTCTCGCTCGCCCTGAACGTAACCCTGCCCATCGCTATCCCTCCGTCGACTCGAGCAGCACCATGGTCGCCCACCTGCCGGGGACCGCACCGTCGGGGAACGGCCTCGGGTCGCCGACGACGTCGAGCCAGGACGACCCGTCCGCGCTCACCTGCGCGCCGCGCAGCCCCCCGGAGTACCCGCGCGGGAAGTGGGCAGTCGCCGCGACCGTTGCGCCGTCGGGCCTGGAGGCCGAGATGCCCTCGGGCGTGCCGGGTGCGATGAGGCACCCGGCGACGGCCTCCGGCTCGCCCCACGACCACACCGGCGCCCCGAGCGGGTCTGTTCCCGTCTCGGCCCTGCGGCGCACGAGCAGGGTCACCGTCGGGCTATGCACCGTCGTCTCCCCAGCACGCCGGAACCGGGTTCGCCCAGCACGCCGTCATCTCTGCTCCGTCGATGCCGAGCAGCCGCTTCTCGAAGGCCGTGAGGTACAGATCGCCGGTCGGGTTCGCGTAGGTGACCGACCCGCTGTACGGGCTCGCGCCCCACGACTCGGACGCCGACGGCGTCGGTCGACTGCAGGGCGCGCGCCGCCATGTTGCAGCAGACGGTCGACAGGACTTCCGGGTCCACCGCGTCGGAGTCGCACAGGGCGCGGATGACCGCGGACGCCTCGGCGAGCTTGCGCTCGACGGGGGCGTCCTCGACCACGTCGAGCGCCGGGTGCGACGCGCGGAAGTCCCCGAGGGCGGCCAGCGGGCTAGCCATCGCCCTCGACGAGGAGCGAGATGAGCGTCCGCTTGTTCGCCTTCTTGGGGACCTCGACGCCGCGGCTCGCGAGGATCTCCTCGAGGTTCGCGTTCGTCATGGTCTCGTAGAGCGCGGTCATGTCGCGGTCTTCCTGCGTCTCGCCCTCGTCCTCGACCTCGTCGGGCTCGGCGTCCTGATCGTGGACGGGCGCGCCCTGCGCGCGCTGGCAGGCGGCGCGCTCCGCGAACCCGGCCGCGACCAGAGCGCCGGCGCGCTCGTCGTCGAGCTCGAAGCGGTGGCCGGGCATATGGGTCGCGCCCGTCTCCGTGTCGAAGACCGGGGCAACCGCGATGTAGGCGCCCATTACGCGCTCACCGCCTTGAGCACCGCGAAGCCCTTCGGGTCGAGGACCGCCCAGGAGTAGACGATCTCGGTGCGGTAGGCGATCTGGTTGAGGCGCTTGAGGTCGCCCAGGCCGTCCGGGTCGCCCGTCTCGATGATCTCGAGGCCGAGGTCGCGGACGATGCCCCACTTGATGAGGTCGAAGTCGCCGAGGATGGCGAGCACGTTTGTCGCTGCCTTGGCGAGCGACCCGTTAACCGTGCTCGACGTGGCGGCGGCGATGCCGTCGAGGCTGCCGGTCTGTAGGTTGATGGGGATCTCCGGGTACAGGCGCTGGCCGGTCGCCGCGACGCGGATCTTGCGCAGCTGGTTCGCCCACTTCTTGGACAGCGCGATGCCGGAGACGTCGTAGCTCTCGTTCACCTTCTCGACGAGGCTGTCCAGGTCGGCGGATGCGTCGGATGTTGCTGTGACCGCGTTGGCTCCAGCCGTCAGCGCGGTCATGCCGTCTACCGCCGCGCCGGTCGCTGGGTTGATGCCGTGGTAGACGCCGTAGTCGAGCGCACGGCCGACGGCCTTGGCGGAGGCTTCGGTGATGGCGTCGATGATGCCGAGCTGGCTGTCCTCGTCTGCCCATCTGACCTCGTCCGACATGCGCACGGTAACCTGCGCCTTGTGGATCTCGCCCTTGACTGGCGTGAACTCCGGGTCCATGGACGACTTGCTCGCGCCCTCGCCGACGAACTCCGCCTCCGGCTCCTTGGTGAAGATGACGTTCTCGACGTTCTTGAACAGCGCCGGCGTGCTCGGGGAGAGCACCTGGATGGTGGAGCTGTCCTGGGCCTTGCGCAGGATCTCCTGCGCGACCTCGGTGGGCAGCTTGATGTTTGCTGTGGTAAATGCGGGCATGTCCCGCTCCCTTCTCTACGTTCGGTCTAGTTCGCGGATCCGAACATCCTGCGGGCGAGCTCGCGCTTCGCGGCGTCCTTCGACTCGCCGGCGTCGTTGGCGAAGCTGCCGGGCTTTCGCGTGCGCGGGGCGCTCGACGGCTTTCCCCACTTGGCTACCGCCTCGGCGAACTCGCGCATGGAGTCCTCGTCGTCGCCGACGATCAGCTCGGCGGGCACGCCGGTCTCCTTTGCGACCTTCGCGCGGGCGGCGTCGAGCTCCGCCTTGGCGTTGAGGTCGTCGACCTGCTTCTTCCAGGCCGCCGCCTCCTCCTGGGCCTTCTGGAGCTCAGTCTTGCGCTTCTCCTGGTCGTCGTCGTAGGCCTTCGCCTTCTCGAAGTTCTCCTGGGCGCGCTTCTGCCACTTGCGGGCCTCGGCCTTCCAGTCGGTCTGCCCCGACGGCTCCTGTCCGCCCGGCTCCACCTCGGGATCTCTCTCGTCTGCCATGTTCGTCTCCTTGCCTGCGCCGTGCGGCGCTCGTCTCGGCGGGCCGTGCGGCCCCTCGGATGGTCTCGCCCGCGGCAGCGGGCATGAAAAAAGCCGCCCCCGTGCGGGATGCGGCTTGATTCCGGTATGTGCGCGGCTTTTAGCGACTTCCGCCAGGTCGAAAGGCATTTCGGATTCCAGTCTAGGAATCGAACCCAGATTTCGTGAGTCAGAATCACGTGTTCTTCCTGTTGAACTAACGGGAAGCAGGTGGTATAAGAAGGCTGTAGAGACCTCGGGGCCCCCCAGTTGGGCGACTTCGAGGTCTTTTCATTGTTCACAAATGGATGATAGAGCCGTCAGGGAATATGCAGATCACTTCTTTGATCCTTTTCTCGTTGTCGCTAAGGCTCTGCATCTCTGATTTTATCTTTTTCCTGACGGCCCCCTTGTCCCATGCGCGACCAGGATCCTTGTAGAGGAGGTTGATGACGACTCGCGTTTCCTTGCGCATGTCTCCCATGCCAGTCTTGCCGACCTCGTCGTAGGGGTTCTTAAAATTGTCGAAAGCCTCCCGCAGCTGTCCATTCAAGAACTTCAACTCGTTCCCGGGTTTTGGAGACGCCCCTCCTTTTCTTGGATGCGGGCTTTTGATTTCCCAGATGGTGCCGTCAATCTCAATATCTGGATTTGTTACCTTGTTAATCTCGTCACCGAGTGCGTTCAATGCTCTGCTTGCCCTGTTCTTGACCTTGAATCCGTTGTTGGCGAGGGCATCGTGGGCAAACAGGTCGCGCCATTCGTTCCTGTTGGACCCTATGATAATGTTGCTCTCGACATAGTCTGAAGGATCGAACAATTTCGATTGCTTCCTCAGTTGTCCGAGCGTGTCTCGAGGGCACAACGTGTAGTCAACCCTCGGCACGGTCCCGTCGTAGAGCCACCGCCTGTCGCGCCTGTCCATCTCCGCCGCGATGCGATGTGCGTAGTAGTCGTTGAAGTTGTCGGCGTTCGAGCCGATCTGCTCGACGAGGCCCCTCGGCATCTCGCCTATCTTCGCGAGCCTGGCCCCGCCGTACCTGTCCTTCTCCTCGAGCGGGAGGCGCTCGAACTCGCGCCACACGTCCTCCGGCGTCCCGAGCGCCTTCCTGCACGCCTCGTACCTCTCGTACATGCCGTCGTAGTCGTACCCGGCGACCTTGAGGCCCTCGTAGCCGGCGATGACGCTGCAGTTGCAGCCGGTGTGGAACTTCGAGAACGCCCCGGCAGTCTCCTCGGAGGCGTAGACGAAGCCCCTGGACGCGAGCATGATGCAGAAGCCGCACGACGGGCCACTCGGTACGCGGGCGTAGCGGATCCTCTTCCTGAACTTCCGTCCGTTCGCAGCCTCGAGCACGCAGTAGTCGGCCGAGTGCCTGACGTGGCGCTCGACGAAGCTCGAGGCCCCGTTCACGAACCCCTCGACGTCGGGCGGGTCCCTGAAGAGGAGGCCTGCCCACTGCCTCGCGCTCGCCTTGGCCCTCTTCGAGAAGTCGATGCCTGCCATCGGGACGTCGTCTGGCTCCCCCTGCCTCTCGAGCACGTCCTCGAACATGCGGGAGGCTATGCTCTGCGTGGCGTCCCCGTACGCGCCGACGCAATCCTCCATCAGCCCGGCCACCTCGTCGCGGATGCGGCCGATGGACTCGCCGTCGAGCGACCCGCCCTCCGCGGCGATCGCCTCGCGGCACCGCCTCTCGAAGGAGCCGACGGCCTCCTTGGTCACGCTTTCGATGTCCTTCCGGTAGCCTTCCAGGTCGTCGAGCGTGATCTCCGCTGCCAAAGGTTTCCTCGCCATCGAGCGCTAGTCTCCGTTCAGTATCGCTTCGGCTTCCTCCGTGCTGACGCCGATCGACGTGCTTATCACCCTGCGGGCCTGCCCGTCGGACAGCGTCCCCTCGTTGCGCTGGCCAATGACTGCCAGCAGCGATTGCGTCTGCGCCCCGTTGAGCGTTCTGCTAGGAGCTGCTACCCCCCCGCGGCTGGCTGGCCGCCTTGCCCCGCGGTGGCCGCGCCGGCAGCCAGCGCGCCCCTCCCGTACGCGATGCCGGCGGCGAGCGCGCTTCCCTGGGCCTTCCTCCGGTCGCTCCTGAGCTGGTGCACCTGCTCGTCGTCGTAGCCGAGCTCGCGCAGGGCGACGTCGGAGTCGGCGAGCCACGGGATGGCCTGCACCTGGCTCATGATCGCCTGCGACTGGCTGACGGTGCTGGGGCGGTCGGGCTTGCGGAAGTGGACGTCCAGCGCCAGCCCGCGGGCCTTCTCCTCGGGGAACGACAACCCGTCCTCGCTCGCGAGCGCCATCAGGCACACGTCCGACAGGGCGCGCTTGACCCCGTCGATGAACGCCTGGATGTCCACCACGGCGTCCTCCTTGCCCGCGTAGATCGCCTCGGCGCTGCTCGGGTTGTCCGAGACCACGCCCAGGCTCGACAGCGGCACGCCGGTGGTGTTCGAGAACTGGGAGGCCAGCAGGCGCATGTACTCGATGTGGGGCTGCATCGACATCTGGGCGAGCTGCCCGAACTTCGGCGACTGCCCGTCCTTGCCGTGGGTCACGGTCAGGACCGAGCCGATGTAGGCCGAGAACGGCGACGCGGCGATCTTCTCCGCGGTCGTCCTGTCGGTGTCGAGCAGGAACTTCTGCGGCGCGGCCGAGAACGACGCGGCGGCGGCCATGTTGGCCATCTCGCGCTGCGCGTCGTCCACCAGGTCGCGAACGCTCCGGTTGATGCGGCTGCGCCCGAACGGCTGCTCGAGCGTGCCGTGGTACGCGACCTGCCTCATGGGGACGCGCCCCATGCCGTGCTCGACGTACTCGGCCCTCCACGGGCCGCCGCCGTCGCGCGTCAGCTCGATCATGCAGTCGTCGGTGTAGACGTGGACAGTCTTCGGCCAGCGCGTGCGGCTCCCGCGCAGCCTCGTGCTCTCCACGACGACCATCCCGGCGTAGATGCGCTTCTGCGCGTCGTCGTAGAGCGCGCTCGAGGCGGTCGCCGGGTAGGCGCTCACGACCGTCGCACCAGTCCTCTCGTCCTGCTCGACCGACATGAAGGCGCAGCTGTGCCTCAGGGCGACCGAGACGGTCTTGTGCATGAGGTTCTTGATGTCGTTGTCGCGCAGGACGGAATCGAGCGTCTCCTGGGCCGCCTCGTCGTCGACCGTGACGCCGTCGAACTGCACGCGGTCGGCCCACCAGTCCACGCACTTCGCCGCCCACGACACGTGCGGGTTCAGGCGCTTCATGAGCTGCGGGGAGACGGAGACGCCGAGGTCCTTGACGTCGACGTGCCCGTAGTAGTAGGCGTCCCTGAGCCGGTTCTTTTCGTAGTGCTCGCGCCACTCGGCGACGAGGTCGAGGACGGTCGAGGCGTCCTCGCGGGCGAGCCCGGCCGCCTGCGCCATCGATTCGGTGATGCGCATCTCCATCAGAAGTAGACCTCCATGTCGTCTAGATTCGCCACCGCGTGCCTCGAGGCTGCCAGCGCGAGCGCGGCGGCCTCGACCGGCGCCGAGTCGCCGCCGAACCCCCAGCCGCCGGCGGTGCCGATCTTCCTGCGGACCGACGCCCTCGCGGACTCGGCCAGCCTGTCCGCGCCGTCCGAGTACAGGACGACGGCGTGCTCGCGCACCGCGTCGAGCAGCCACGACGACGACGCCGCTGCGTCCGACGCGCTCGCGAGGTGCGCCCTCGGCCCCAGCTCGCCGGAAACCGCCTCGACGAGCGCCGACGCGCCGGACCTGCCGTCGACCCACCACGTGGCGTCCGGGTGCCTGAGCATCGACTCCCTGAGCCAGCGCGTCCCACGCGATGTTTTTCACAACAACTAAATTTAGGATTTCACGACTAATTTCTTTCGGGTTTCACCGTTTTGCAAAGGTGCCGCACCCTTTCTTCGCTAACTGTCCGATCTTCCCATCATCAAGGCTTCCTCGAACCTTCTGCTCTGCCCGCCGAACTCAACCAGCCGACCATGATGCATGATCCTGTCAATCGTCGCCGTGGCCAGGTGCGCGTCTCCCAGCACAGTGCCCCATTTGCCGAACTCTATGTTGGTTGTGACGATCATGCTCCTCGTCTCGTACGTTGCCGACATCACCTGGTAGAGCAGCCGAGCGCCCTCGATGTCTATCGGGATGTAGCCGTACTCGTCGATTATCAGCAGGTCTGCCTTGGCTATGTCGCGAAGCACCTGCTCGAGCCTGTTGTCGGCGACGGCCGCCTTCAGCATCAGCACCAGCGACGCGGTCTCGAAGTACCTGACCTTGTAGCCCCGCTCGGCCGCCAGCACGCCTAGTGCGATCGACAGGTGGGTCTTTCCGCGTCCGCATCCTCCGTAGAACACGAAGTCCTGGGCCTGCCGGACAAACTCCAATGACACCAGGTCATCGACGGTGTAGCCGTCTGGGAAGGACACCTCGCCGAAGTCGAAGTCCGCGACCGACTTCACGGCCGGGAATTTGGCCTGCCTCATGAGCCTTGCCTTCCTGTTCTCCTCCCTGATGGCGTTCTCGCTCCTGATCAGCTCGCATGCAGCCACCAGCTGGCCTCGCGTGGCATCCTTGGAAAACGCCGCGATCGTCGACTTGGTGAAGTACATGGTCCTGGCCAGCGCGGCGAACTCCGCCTCGATCTGGCCCCTCGTCATCTGCTCGATGTCCATGGCTAGGCCTCCTTTGCGAAGACGGCGTCGTACATCCCGAGGTCGGGGCTGTCGTCGTATGCGATGGACCCTTGGCCGTTCGCCGTGCATGCGGCAGCCAATGCGACGTCAGCGCGGCTGGGGACGCCGCCGTCGGCGCCGAGCGCGGCCATCGCCGCTACCGCGGCCTCGTAGCCCGCATCCGCGCTGACGTCGCGAAGCATCCTGAGCATCGTGCCCCTGTCGGCCCTGCCCATGGAATCCATCGACCTGGCCAGCGATTTCGGCAAGGTCGCCCTGACGGCGCTGTTCTGCCATCCGCCCGGCTTCCTGCAAAGGAGCGCCAGCTGCGACATGGGGTCGCTGGCCTTGGTGGGCGCATCCCCGTATGCTCGGTCGAAGGCGGCGATCTGCGTGCCCTCGCCGTCGTAGAAGGCTGCCCGGAATGCGCCCAGCTCGACGATCACCCTCTCCTCGCCGTGGTCCGGCCCGAGCGGGTAGCGGTGTCTGCCGTCGAGGCACGCGTCGCCGTACTTGTCGGTCTTGGCCGTGACTATCTTCGCGACGCGGAAGGGCTTCGCCGGCAGGTCGGCCATGGCCACGCAGTCCTCCATGAACAGCTGGCGCTCGGGCTCTCCTTTGAGGTAATGGTCCTTGCCGGCGCGATCCAGGCACCTGCCGAGGATCCGCTTGTTGTAGGCGGGCAGGCTGTCGATGCGGGGAACGGGGACGAACAGGTTGCGCCGGATGGCCCCGACGGCATTCTCCACGGAGCCCTTCTCGTGGCCGGAGTTGGGGTTGCAGAAGGAGAAGTCGAACCCGTAGTGGGCGGCGAAGCGCGTGAACGTGTCGGCGGTGCTGACAACCTGGCCGACCCTTCTGCCGACGCCCGTGGCGTTGTCAAACACCAACCGGGTGGGCACGCCCCCGCAGAACTCGAACACGGCCTTCAGGCCCTCGCAGACGCATTCCGACGTCTCGCCCCAGAAGCATTGCGCCAGCGACACATTGGAGAACGGGAAGGTGACCACCAGGTAGTGCACCTCGCGCATGACGCCCAACACCCTGAAGTCGCACACGCCGAAGTCGACCTGCGCCTCGCCGGGCGCCCATTCGAGGTTGAGGAACTCGTCTTTGGCGCCTTTGAGCTCGGCTTTGCGCTTCTTGACGTAGGCCTGGACGATTGTGTAGCTGCCGTCGTAGCCGCATTCCGCGACGAGCCGGTCGAATACCCGCTGGGCCGTGTGTCGCTGCTTGGGGCGCCGCTTCCTGTCCTCCGCAAGCCAACGATCTATCGTCGCCTTGAACGGGTCAAGCTTCGAACCGCGCCTCTTCCTGGGCTTGACCTGAGGGGAGAAGTCGTCCATGTCGCGGTATTTGCGCACCGTGGGCTCGGAGATTCCCTCCTCCCTGGCTATCTGGGCGACGCTGTCGCCACGGGCGGCGCGCTGCTTGATTGCTAGAATAGTTGACATGCCGATCATTTCCTTTCCGGCCTCCTTGAGTCGATTACCGAAGCAATGACTAAGTTAGGCCATCCGTTGGAGGTGGTCGGCGCCTTTGCTTATGAGGCGAAACAATCGTCGTGAAACCCGAAACTTTTATCTCGTGATTTCCTAAAAATAAAAGCTATCAAAAACACACGCGACGTCGACCTGTCCTCCGCGAGCTCGATCCTCGGCCGCTCGCCGCCTATGCACGCGGCGACGGCGACCTCGGACCCGTCCGGGCTGAACTTGACGCCGAACGCGACGGCGGAGCTCGCCGGCGTCGGCTCGGGCGTCGAGCACGCCTCGAAGTCGGCGCGCTCGACGAGCGACCACCCGTCGTCGGCCGAGAGGTCGGGCGGCCAGTAGCCGAGCCTCTCCACCGCGAACGCGAGCATGTCCTCGATCGACTCGATCTCGGCGAGGATGTTGTCGACGGGCAGCAGCGTCCCCATGCTCGGGTTCGCCGTGCGCGCCAGGGCGAGCAGCTCGTCGGCCGACGCGTCGTCGGGCGGCACCTCGTCGACGCCCCACTCGTGCCAGACGGTCCTCCTCGACAGCCCTGAGAGCGCCCTGGAGCGCACGGCGGCGTACGGAGCGCTAGCGTGTCCCGGCTTCGGCGGCGTGCTGGTGTATATCGTCTGCGCGCGCGGGCTCGCTGAGACCGTGGGCCCGAAGCTCGCCTTCTCCTCGCTCGTGAGGTCGAGCGCCTCGTCGTACACGAGCAGGTCGCAGTGCTGGCCGCGCCCGCCGTCGGGCGTGCGTGCCAGGAACTTGATGCCCCCGCCGTTCTTGAGCACGATCCTCTCGCGCCCGATCGCGGTGTTGACCTTCTTGACGCGCCTGCGCATCGCCGCGCTCGAGTCGAAGAAGCTCGCCATGAACTCGAACGTCTCCGTCGATGTCTTCTGGAGGTGCGACGTGTAGATGACGCGCTCGCCGCGCCCGCCGAGGACCGGCCAGCGCTTGAGCATCCCGTACTGGGCGCGGGCGCCGACGCAGCCTACCGTCTTGCCGTTCTGGCGCGGGACCTTGTTCCCGACGACCGGGAAGGCCCACCCACCGCGTCCGTCGACGGCGAGCCAGGGCTCGACGACCGCCTTCTGCCACGGGAGCATCTCGAGCCCGCCGCGCGCGTTGATGAGGGCGCACTCCTCGATGAGCGACTCGCCGTGCTCCGGGACGGCCATCTTCGAGGGCGGGCAGCTACCCCAGGATATCTTCGAGCCCGTCGGCATCCGCCTCCCCCTCGACCGCCTCCAGCTCCGCGATCGTCTCGCGGTACTGGCGCGCGAGCTGGGCCATCGAGTGCGACTCGTCGCCCGCGTCTATCTGGTCCGCGATGACGAGGGCGAGCGCGCGCAGCTGCTCGGCCCGCGTGCCGTCCTCGGTCACCCGGTGCATCGTCCTGCGCCGCCCCGCCATGCCGCCAGCCTCCACAGATCGGATCGGATTTTTCTACTTGTGTGTAAATCGGCCCTATGCCGACGGGAGGGCCGAGGAGGGCGGGGGGAGGGGATGCCTCCCCCTCCTCACGCGAGCCAGTCCCTGCTCCTCAGGACCGGGGCCCTTCCGACGCCATGGGAGCCTCTCGCGATCGCGAGCACCTCGTCGACGGACTTGTCGGAGCGCCACTGGTTGCACCTGCGGTGCGCGGCGTCGACGTTGCGCGGGTCGATGGGGCTGCCGCCCCTGCTGACCGGCACCTTCTCGTCGCACTCGAAGCTCATGGGGTCTCCGGCGGGCAGCGAGTAGTCGATCGTCGGGTCGCGGCCGAACGCCTCGCAGATCCAGCACCCCCGGCGCTGGGCGCGGAGCCAGGCGACGACCTTGCGCCTGGCGTGCCCGTTCGCGTTGCGCGGGTTCTTCTTAGACGCCATGTGCCACCCCGGCTGCCGCGCGCCGCCGGCTGGGCGGCGTCAGGAGGTTTGCCAGAGAGGTGAAGAAGGAGAGTCTCGCGCCGCGCGCTATGGCTCGCGCGGCGGTCGTGCCCCGCCCCACGGCACGCGGCAACCGGCATGGCACATGCGTCACGTCAGTACCTGCCCGCGTCCGGGTCCACCCCGCGGCCGTTCTCGAAGCACTCTCGGACGCTGCGGTACCTCGGGTCGCGCCTGCGGCCCGGCACCGTTGCGGGCGCCGCCGGCAGGCACTTGGCGCACTTCGGCCACCTGGCGATGCAGGCCAGCGCGAAGGCGTAGCTCATGGACGTGTGCACGCGCCTGTGCAGCGCGAGCATCCAGGACGGGTCGATGGCGGCGTGTTCGGTCATCTGGTGCCTCCGTATTCGGTTTTCTCCCGTGAGTCGATGCCGGGACGCACGAAGGCCGCGGGGACCCAGGTCCCACGCGGCCTTCTGTAATACCGTATGACATGTCGATACAGAACATCGACTGTAGCAAAAATAGGATTAGACAGTGCAGATTGTCAACCCCCGATTTGAGGAAGATACGACAGCACCCACCTCACGCCGTGCATGTCGATGAGGTCGAGCGCGATGTCGGAGCGGTCGATGACCGCCCGCCTCGAGCACCCGCACCTGCGCGCCGCGTCCTCCCACGTGAGGTCGTCGACGAAGCTGGATTGGCAACCCCTATTTGGACAAAATCGTGAGGGACTTCTCCCTGAATTCGACTGGGCTCATATAGCCTAGCGTCGAGTGCATGCGCTCGTGGTTATACCACCAGACGTAGTCGCTCAACTTGATTTGCAGCTCCTCCAAGCTGTCGAAGCGCTCCCTGTAGGCGAACTCGGCCTTCAGGATCTTGTTGGTCGACTCGACGACCGCGTTGTCGTAGGGGCAGCCCTTCTTGGACAGCGACCTGGTTATCCCGAAGACCTCGAACATCTCGTCCAATGCCATGTTGTCGAACTCCGACCCGCGGTCGGAATGGAAGACGTCGATGTCGAACAAGGGGAACGCGACCGTCGCGAAGGCGGACTTCACCAGCTTGGCGTCCTTGCGCGCTCCGGCGGCGTGCCCGACGATCTCGCGGTTGGCCAGGTCCACGAGCAGGCATATGTAATGCCAGACCGACAGCACGCGCACGTAGGTGAGGTCGCTGGCGAGGTGCGTGTGCGGCAGGTAGCCGTCGAACTCCCGGTCGAGGACGTTGGGCAGGTCGGCCTCGTTGGGCTTGTCCGCATGCGGCTTGAAATTGGCCTTCGTGTAAGCGCTGGCCAGGGAGTTCTCCTTCATTATCCTCGTGATGCGCCTGCGCGACGCGACCTTTCCCTTCTTTGCCAGCACCTTCTTGATCTTCCTCGCGCCGTAACGGCCGCGGCTGTCGCGGTGGGCGGCGACGACTTCTGCGGTCAGCGGGTCGGGCTCGGGCTCGGCCTCCTCGCGGCCGCGCATCGCGTAGTAGGTCGACTTGGGAACGCCCAGTATCCTGCACTGCGCCGATATCGGGTAGCGTCCGGCGTTCGACGTTATGACGGCTACCTTCGTGCGTATATCAGCGCTGCCTGTTTTAAAATATCGTTCTCCATCCTGAGCTGGCGGTTCTCCTTGCGCAGCTCGATGAGCTCCTGCTCCTCGGGGGTCCGGTTGTCTGATGCCTTGGTGGAGCCGTTCTCGTGGATCGCCCTCACCCAGCGATGGAACGTCGAGCTGCCGAGGTCGTACTCCTCGAGTATCTCGGATGTCGGCTTGCCGTTGTCGTACATCTCGACGACCTGCCGCTTGAACTCCTCGGAGAACTTTCGCGGATGCTTCGGATCTGCCATTGCGGGACACCTTTCTCTCATATCTTATGTCCCTCATGAAACTGTCCAGCTAAGTGTAGCCAATCCAAGCGCGCCTCGAGGGCGTCCGCGTACTTCGCGCCGAACGCCGCCGCGACGGCCGCGATGACGGACGACGCGCAGGACACGAGGTCCTCCGCCCGCCTGAGGCGTTCCGCCTCGCGGGCGATCAGCCCCGGCTCCACCTCCGCGAGGAATATCGCCCTGCTCGCCGTCGGGTCCGGGAACGCGGCGCGCCGCTGGCCGCGCCCGCCCCCGCCGCCCGTGTCGACCTCGCCTGCCGCGACGGCCGCGCGCAGTCCGGGAAGCGACAGAGAGGCCCTCCTCGCCGCGGCGAAGAAGGCCCTCGAGTCGGCATAGGCCGAGAACGCCGAGGCTATCTCCGATACCGGCATGCGCCGCCCCGTCCGCGCACCGCCCATGGCGCCGCCCCCGCCATCAGCGGTCGCCCCAGTCGCCCCTGGCGTCGCTGACGATCAGCCAGACCGTCAGCGCGACCGCGCAAAGCCCTCCTGCTGTCAGCGCGAAGGCCGCAGCCCCCGCGAGAACCGAAAAGACCACCATGCATTCCCCTCTCCACGAATAATTAGATGTTATTTCCCGGCACGGGCGCGATTGCGCGCCCTGCCTGCGCCCGGGCGCCACGGCGGCCGTCACGCCCCTGCCGCGTTCCTGCCGCCTCGCGTCGCTCGCCGTCAGTCGCCGTCACCGTCTGTCCTCCCCTCTCCTGCCGGAGGCGGACCGCGCCTCGATCTCGAGCGCCGCCAGCGCCTCCGAGCACATGAGCGAGTCGGCGTCGGAGTACTGGCACCCGCGCCGCGCCACCACGGCCCAGGCGCGCCGCTCCACGAGCACGAGGTTCTCGGGCGAGAAGTCGCGCCTGTCCTTGTTCGCGAACACGACGTTGTACCCGTCCGGCACGCTCCAGACGCCGCGCCGCCAGCACCACAGCACGCGGTGGAGCTTCTCCCAGTTGCCGTTCTTGCGGTCCTGGATCCCCTCGTGGACGCAGATCCACACGTACCCCTCGCGGTCGACCCTGAGGTCCCCGACGCGCCTCGCGTTATGCGGGACGTCGCCCTTCCGGTACCTCGTCGCGCGCGACGACTCGAGGAAGGCGCGCCGGTGCTCCTCGGACTTGAACCCGCCGTCCCCCTTGCCGAAGCGGCCGCCGTGGGTGCCGGACCTCACGCCGAGCTTCGTCTTGGCGCTCTTGATCTGCCCGGTCGTGAGCGGGACTCCGAACACCCTCTCGTGCTCCGCGCTGATCTCGCGCTCCTCGTGGCCCGGGACGAACGACCTGAACCACTCGACGCGCTCGTCGGTCCACCTCACGTGCCCGTCGTCCCTGCCTATCCCCAGCGCAGACGCCTTCGTCGCGAGCGACGACGGAGACGGCCTCCACCCGTCGAACGGCCAGGACGCGAGCGTCCCGACGACGCCGCCGGAGGGGTAGGCGCGCCTGATGTAGGAGACGACCTCCGGCGTGTAGCGGACCCTATTCACCTCCATCAGCCTCCTTCCCGCCGACGGCGAGGACGCCCGGCAGCGTCCTAGCGCCGGCCCTCGCCGATGCGTGGGAGTCCCGCAGCTTGACGGTCTTGATGACCAGGCCGTACGTCCTGATCGCCTTGTCGGACAGGTCGGCTATCGTCTCCGCCTTGCGGATCGCGTCGTCGACCTCGTCCCCCTGCGCGTCCCTCACCGCGTCGATCTGCTCGAACAGCGCCCCGAGCAGGCTCCCCATCGTGATGTCGCTCATATCGTCATCCTCCCGTTCCTGAAGTTCGGGCCCGCCACCTCGACGAGGAGCGCGCCCTGCTTGATCCTGTCGACCGCGCGGCGCATGAGGCCGGACGGACGCGCGAGCTGGCCGCGCGTCAGGTTCGTCGTCCAGATCGTCGGCACCCGCCGCTGAGACGAGAGCCAGTCCGCGAGCTCGAACACCCGCTGTGGCGTCCTGCCGACGTCGCCCTCGGCGGCGAGGTCGTCCACGACGACGAGGTCGTTGCGGCACAGCGCCTCGTACACCTCGGCG